GAAACAAATTTAAATAGTTTACAGACGGTTTAAAAAAATATCAAATTATAAAAGACAAGAATTCAAGGGTTGACATTTACCATTAATAAGGGTAAATTATTTTTACATCATTCCCGATGTTATCCCCTAATTAATGATCTGTTCTGTCGGGTCAGATTGTTAATTAGGGAAATTTTGGGATGATTAGCCTGTAAATCTCTTTAAGTCCCTGCGGGCCGTCCATTTGGATGGGGCAAATTAGGCAGTAAACAATTTAAATTTGTTTCTGTGAAACATTTGAAACCCTGTCTGATTTTGCTTTTCAGGCAGGGTTTCTTTAGTTATATCATTTTACAAAATGTGTAGATTGTCAATATGAATAAATGCCAAATTTAAAACAATACAGAAAATCAGTCGCGACAAATAAGGACGAATTTTACACTCCACGTATTCTGGTAGATGCTATTTTACCGCATGTCCCGCCAGACAGGGTGATATGGTGTCCATTTGATACCGCTGACAGTGAATTCGTGAAAGCATTTCAGGAACGGGGATACGCGGTTGAATATTCTCATATTTGGCAGGGAGAGGATTTTTTTGAATATACTCCTCCGGTATCCGATATAATAATTTCAAATCCTCCATTCACTAAAAAACTGAAAGTCCTGAAAAGGCTTTGGAAAATAGGGAAGCCTTTCGCCATGGTCCTCGGGCTCCCTATTTTAAATTATCAAATTATGGGAGATTTTTTCTGTGATCATCCTGGGCTGCAGCTGTTAATCGTCAATAAAAAGGTCTCATTTGATGGCAATACCTCGTCTTTCAACAATTCTTTTTTTTGTAAGGATTTATTACCCAGGGACCTCATGTTTACGCATTTAGAACATAATAACTCTGGACCAAATTTTGAGCCGTCGGGGATGCTAAAAAATGAATAAAGTTATCGATGGTGATTGTTTAAAGGAAATTTACTACAATACGCCGATTAAGCTGGAGGGCTGTATTTAGCCTCCACTTTCGCCGCCTCAGCATCATACCAAGCTTTAGAGTCAGTTAAGGATTTCGCTGATGTTTTTCCTTGAATCTCCATAGCTGACCGTTTTTGAGCTGCTTGCATAGATAGGTTTTCTATTATTGAGGCTTTTTCAATATCTTTTTCCGCAGACGATAACGCGTTTATACGGTTAAGTTGTAATTGATCTTTTACCTCATCGCTTTCGCCTGGCGTTAATTCTGATGCTAGCTTCCCAGAGCCGGGAACATCGTTAATATCGGTGATTTCTTTTTCTGTCCAGACATCATTTATTTTTTCATATCCTTTCCAGCCGCGATAATCATCAATCTCTGTTTTGTCCTCTTTTAGTCTTTTATTTTCTCCTAAATCAGCCAATAATCCTCTGATTTCAGTCGCCTCTTCAGGAGAAATTAACTTTTCACCTTCTTTTTGCTCAAAATATACAGCTTCAGAGAAGGTTAAGTCTTTCCTCATTTTTTCAATTTTCAATAAAAGAGGCATCATTAGCGCCATAGTCTCCTGAATTTTATTTTCATATTCAAGAAAGTTTTTATGATTTTTTTCAGCTTCGGCGGTCCTTTTTCTCATTAAATTTATTTGAGCTGATTTTCTTTCTTGTTTTGAGGAATTAGCATATATTTCCATTTGTTTTTTATGGTTATTTAGCTCCCCCATTTCCTTTGTTATCTGTAGTTTTACTTTGACTTTTTTATTAGTTTCCTTTCCAGCCATAGCTGCAATCGTTACGCCGATAATTAAATTATCCTTATCTAACAATAAACACTCTTTCATTTTATATCCTTAAAATCCAATAACGTAATTGGTTGAAATATTTTTAGCCCTTGTCTCAAGTCCAATTCTCGGAGTGCCATTGACTCCATCTGTAATCGGGTTTAATACTATACCAGATATTGGTCCACCACCGCCGGCATTAGTAAAAGCACCACCACCAGCCTCTGATACAAAACCAAATTCATGATGATGGCCTTGAAATTGATCCTCTTGAAAATCACCAAGTAAACGACTCGGACCGTCTGGATCTCTATTTCCTGCGATATCTAGTCCTCGGAAAGTAGCACCTCTGAGATCCGGCAATTGTAAGAATGGTCCGGCAATATCAGGCGCAGCCCCCCCCGCATCACTAGACCTATAATATTTACCTCCAGCTGCAGCCTGAGCGGCATTATTGCCGTCACCAACATAAACAGCCGCATCCAATAGTGGGTATGTGGCAATTAATACCCCCTGCCCAGTCAAAAGCAACGCCCTATCCCCATTTACCGTGGGATCATTAACTTTGGGGTAATTCGTTATAATTCCCGGACCGATAGAAAATCCTTTTTGTAGTGCTTCAATTCTCTGAGAAAGTCCAGGGCCTTCAGTTATACCATTTGGAGTTAAGCTGGCATAGTCCAACAGCGCTTGATACCAGCCCCAAATGTCATCACCGAATAATTTAATTAATTCAGTCCCATCTGTAGTCGACGGCCCTGTCGAATTTATGGTCAACGTTCCAGGGAAAGCCACGCCGTTTGTGTTTACAAAACTAGATAGATAATCAATTGCCATATTTTTTCCTTATGTAAAGTTTACAATCAAACCACACCACGAATGGAGCCCTTTAATTTGTATTATTATTCTTATTAATTCAGTGCGCCGTTCACTTGGAACGTCAGCCAATTCTATCTCTAATAATTCTCCAGTAATTCCGTCCCGAATTGCCGGACCACCCACAAAAAAAACAAGAGGCCAATCATCAGGATCAACAGGGATATCGTATTCTCTTACAATGGTTTCCACGGTCAAATATCCTCCCAATATCGCGCCAGAATTTCCCATGGAAAATATCCCGCCTATTTGAAAAGTAATTCCTGGGAATTGTGATATTATTGGGCCATTTACAATTAACTCACCCCCGAATTTGGAAAAGAAAGCATCCACTCGGCCAAGATGAGCGGCATCGTTTCCAAGGGTTGCGCCAAATACTTGAGATAAAAAAATAGCAGGGTCTACTGCTGGGCTATTTAAATGAACTAAAAGGTTAAATCCGGCTAAATCCAGGGCTTCCTGAAGATCGTCAGAGGCTCCGTTTCCGGGTGGCCTGTATTTTTTAGCAGATAATTGCTGTCTTCGAATATCCTCTGTGAGATTTAAACTTGTAGAAATTCCAAACTCTTTCTCTAAATCTGATAAAATTATTGTGTCTTTTGGCTCCCTAATAGTTGATAAATCAGCCAAAAACGTCCTGACGAGTTCAAAGCTTTCTGCCAATCCATTCCAGAATCTATCCAAAAAACCATCTATTTTGGGCCTCCAAAACGACCCCCGGGGAAGCGTCCCGTCAATGCTTACTCGACTTACACTTTTACTCATAGTCTACACCGGCAGATTTTGCCTTTTCCCTTTGGCCTAATACAAAAGTCGGCAAAGATGAGAACTGAGTTAATCCAAAAGCAACCGCCTGAGCCGATGCCCCAGCAACAGATAATTCAGCTTGGACAATAGAAGAGATGGTTAAATCAGTAATAAAATCATTTCTGTCTTCAATGAAATCAATCCCTTCTACAAACGGCTCTATGCTTCTAAAATAAGTCTCGACAGATGAGTCTATACTAGATTTTAATTGGGCTTCTTTATTTGGGTCCACTAATAGACCACGAATCGTTACAAAAAAGGCGATACGAGTAATTGAATTAACAAATAATGTGTCATCCGTTAAACCAAGTGGCTGCCTCGCTTTTCCAGTAACTGGATCCGTCGTGATGGACACCCTGACTTGATCGAGTAGAGATTGAGGCGCAAGCCCATCCGGATCAATAGTGGTATCTGCCTCAACATATACTATTCTATCCGGTGGGCTATCGGTGACAGGATCGTCAATATCTCGGCCCGCATATGGGTAAGCCCTGGCCACTCCAGACACTTGCTCAGACCATGACCGATAATCTGCGGCATTACCGCCGCCGCCTTTTGTCCTGATGGCATCTAATACTCGGACTCGGTAAACTTCCTGATCCTCTTCTTCGGCGCCGATTGTTATAGTGCTGACCACCGTGGCCGTAGTATCTGCCCCGGATACTTGAGAATCGATAGTTAAGGGGCTATCGTCCAATAAGTTTCCAGCTACGCCAGGATCCTGAGCGGTGACATTAAATGAAGTGGATCCACCCGCCGCAGCCGGAGAATCAGCGCCTAATGAGTACCTGACTCCATTTTCATCACCGACAAATACTCTAGTTATTGGAATAATCGTCCCATCGGTTGCTGGCAAATTAATATTTAAAACTGTGGAGACTGCCGGTTTTTTGATTACAAGATATTCGCGCCCGATTCTTTCGAGATCTTCATTGGTGGCAGTTAATGCTAAGTTTTGAAGGGCTCTCTCGACTCCAAATTTATAAAGACCAGTGACTAAAAAACCAAAAATGGCAGATGTTACACGAACAAAAGCACGACGGGCCAATGGAATATCTTGCCCTAAATTAGTCTCGAATATGGATTTCGCCTGATTTGTAGACTCTTGAGTAGTTGGTATTTTAATGCCCAATTTTAAATCCTTTCACTCGCTGGATTGATTTTCTGCTGGATCCAGTTTTGACCATTTTGAACAGAGGAGATATTTTTCTCAAGTCTGCCAGGTGGTTTTATTAATATATCTGCTTGCCTAAAATTAGAATTTGGGTTTGTGATGTTGGCGGAAATAATCCCAAAAGAGTCATTTTTAAGAGACCTTACAGCCTCTTTGCTCATATCGTCCAAATTACTCAAGGTTATCGGTTCTTTCGCCAAATTTTCAAATTCACTTCCAATCTGCTCGTCTGGTTCCAATAGCGTATTTCCTACCCACCCAGGAAGAGTAAAAAGAGACATTAGTGCGAAATTTTCAAAGCCCTGATCCATTACTGGCTGGCCACCCTTGAAAACCATGTCGGCCCCATCCTCGGTCAATATTATTTTTGGGTCTCCGGAGTATAAATCAGTCGCCATTAAATCTCACCAAATGCTGGAACCTTAATGTTGTCTATTTTCCCTTTAGATATATCTATAGAAGACGATTTCCCTGGCGTTGTGGTTACTGCCGTTGATGCCTGACCCACTGTCACACCGGGATGAGTATGAGTTATAAATGCCGCATTGGACAAATTGTGATCGGCTTTTATCTCATTTATCACTGTTTCCAACTCTTTAAATCTAACAGCGTTATCATTTTTGCCATTAATCTCTATATTTTTATCTTTTAGGAACTTTATAAACGCTTTAATTATACCATTAGCAGATGAATATAGTTGTTTTTCACCCTTATCCATGGTTGATTTGATGCCATCGTTAGAGGCAATTCCTATTTTCCAGGCATCACCAACGCTTAAAACAGTAACTCTGGACCCATTTGGAGGAATAGTATCATCTCCCGCATGAGTCATATATTCAACAGTTTCAAGGTTGTCAGGATCAAACATTTCAACCTGGAGAAGAATTACATCTTTTTTGCCATCTCGGTTTTTCCCTACTTCAAAACCCTTAACAGTGCCAGTCATTTCCATTAGGCGCTCACCTCCCAAGGATCCTTTATCTTTTCATTTGTATAAGCTTGAGGAGGAATTATAGACAAAACAGCATCAGTGCCATCGGATTTATTAGCAAATTCGACTTGTCTGATTAAAAAATCGAACCCATTGGGGATAAAAAGGCTTGGACTCACTACGGTGACGATGGTGTTTTCTTCCCAAAGCTTACCATCTGGACCATACCAGCTGGAGACCGGTAAAGAAATAGTTAAACTTTTTGCGAATTCTTTATTGCGTCGCCAATCTGCAGCATTTTTCTGATTTCCTTTTGTGGCGTCATTCGTTTTAAAGGTGAAAAATCTTGAATTAGGCACATTATCGTCTTTGGAGATTTCTGTTTTTGCATCTCCTCCAGGGCTTTGCCCTATGGCCTTGTAAATATTAAACCTTTTCCGACCATCATATTTTATCTTAAATTCTTTAACATTGAATTCTGACTCCTGGAGCGTTCCAATAGTTTTACTTTTTACTTTTGCCTGAGTTAAAAGGATGTCACCATCGACAGTCGAAGAAATTAATATTGATCTCTGAGCAGCATATTTTTGTAAATGAGCAAATCTTGTCTCAGTCGCTGAGGCTGTCATTCTGTCAAACTGTCCGCCGGCATCGACACCATCATCTAAAATAGCCCTGATAGAAGAATCCTGCGCTAATTCTTTTGCTCGGTCCAGAAGGGTTATTTTATTCTTTTCATATGGCGGCTTAACGGTCGAATCTATAAAATCAGCAGTTTTCGACCATATCTC